AGAAGCGTGCGCTGATAAATTCTCTGGTGAATCTGTAAAATTCGCAGAGCGAAGAGGATTTAAGCTGTACGATGAAGAATCGCTCAATACTAAACTGTTAGATAATAAGGAGAAACCAAATGGCAAACAAGATAGTTAAATATAAACTTACAGGTGCAGGTACAATTCCAACGTGGATAGATGACGGTGGATATTATCCTAATTCTGAAGAAGTTATGATCGGTGCAACAAAAGATGGTTCAAGTGACATTGGACTTGGTGAACTTGCAAGTGAAGCAGATGTAAAAACATATTTAGATAGTTATACATCTTCTTGGACTGATACAGACAATGAAGGAAATGAAATACCATTCGATCAAACTGCAGCAGCTACACATATCTGGTCTAAAAAAATAGGTTAGTAAATGGCTAACTACCCGCAACTTGATAATTGTTCAGGAGTTTGGAACCTGCGTGAAGTCTATGACGCGGTAATGGGCGGGTATTGGCGTAATGTAGGATCAAAAGGTATCATAGCTGGTGGAACAGGTGACAACAGCACACCGATAAGCACCATACAACAAATTAATATGGGTTCGACTGGTAATGCATCAGACTTTGGTGACTTAACTGAAAGTAAAAAATTAGCTACATTTTTTTCTTCTTTTAATAGAGGTTTAGCTGCTGGTGGTGAAAATCCAAGCACTTCAAATGTTATTTGTTATATTGAATACGCTACTCAAGGAAACGCTGCAGATTTTGGAGATTTAATAAGTGCTCAAAGGATGATTGGTAGTTGTGCTAATAGCACAAGAGGTTTAACTGCAGGTGGTGATTCTCCTGCTGATTTAAATATTATTAACTATGTAACAATTTCATCTACAGGAAATCAAACAGATTTCGGAGATTTAACTGTGGCAAGAGATAGTCTTTCTGGTTTGTCTAGTCCAACTAGAGGAGTATTTGCTGGAGGGGAACCCGCAACTAATGTTATGGATTTTGTAACTATAGCTACCACAGGTAATGCAACTGACTTTGGAAATTTAACAGCCAACTCAGATGTTAGAGCAGGGTGTGGAGCTGCTAGTAGTACGATAGGTATATGGGGTCAAGGTTCTGCACACAACATGGATAAGATCGTAATAGCCTCTGAAGGTAATGCAGTAGATTATGGTGATTTGTCTGTATCTCGTGCAAATGTTTCTGGAATGTCAAATTCTCATAGAGCTATATTTGGTGGCGGTAATGACTCAACTGCTTCTAATGTTATAGATTTTGTTTTAATTAATGTTGGAGGAACAGCAACTGATTTTGGAGATTTAGCAACTGCCGTAAATAGACAGATGGGTGGATCACAAGCACACGGTGGACTAAACGACGGGTATCAAGGAACAAGACCAGCAGTATTTAACGAAGCTGGTGGAGATAGAGGTATGATGGCAGGTGGTGCTGATCCTAATTATAATGCAAATATAACTTTTGTAGATATATCCTCAACAGGTAATGCACAAGATTTTGGAGATGCTTCAGGTATTTTTGGTAATTCAGCTGGTGCTGCAAATAAAACAAGATTTGTAATGCACTTTGGTGATACATCACCAGGACCTTTAGTTACTACAGTAGAGTATGTTGAGTTTCAAACAACAGGTAATGCAGCTGACTTTGGAGATTTAACACAAGCAAGAAGATTAGCTGGTTCTGTTTGTAATAACACTAGAGCTATTTTTGGTGGTGGTAAAACTCCATCACTTGTAAATACCATTGACTATATAACAATCGGATCTTTAGGTAATGGTGCAGATTTTGGAGATTTGCAAAATGCTAAACAGGGTCCTAGTCAAATGATTAATAGTAATACAAGAGGTTTATTTGCAGGAGGAAGAGATCCAAGTGGCTCTCCATATACTGATGAAACAGGTTATGTAACTATATCAACAGTAGGTAATGCAACAGATTTTGGAAATTTAAGTGTAGCAAGACAATATGCAAACGCAGCTTCTAGTTCAACTAGAGGTGTAGCTATGGGTGGAGAAACTCCTGGATCAGCTCCTGGAGGTGTAAATACTATGGATTATTTTACTATCGCAACAACAGGAAACGCTACAGATTTTGGTGATTTAACAGTAGCAAGAAGAGCTGGTTTTGGTATGTCTAATTCAACTAGAGGACTTTTAGCGGGTGGTAGTACCCCGAGTGAGTCTAATGTAATAGATTTTATAACTATAGCTAGCACAGGTGATTCAACAGATTTTGGTGATATGATTACTGCTAGATCTTTTGGATCTCCAGGGTCAAACGGACATGGAGGGTTAGTCGGTGGCTAGATCAACAACATTTAAATTAAATATAACTGTAGTTAATCCAGGTTCTGGAAATAAATACTATATAGATGGAATACTACAATCATACTTAACTTTAAACCCTGGTTGCACGTATGAATTTAACCAAGATGATAGTAGTAATAGTGGACACCCATTAAGATTTTCTACAACATCAGATGGTTCGCATGGCGGAGGAAGTGAGTATACAACTGGAGTGACCACATCTGGTACACCAGGTTCTGCAACAGCTTTTACAAAAATAGAAGTAACAAGTTCAACACCTTTTGTTCTATATACTTATTGCACTCAACACAGTGGAATGGGAGGTTATATTAATATACCAAATAATATTCCAGCTGCAGGAAGTGGTGATTTAGGAGTTTTTATGGGAGGCTCTACCCCATCAGATTCAAGTGTAATTGATTTTGTTAATATATCAGTAAGTAGTGATGCAACTGATTTTGGAGATTTAGTCGCTGCACAACAAGCAGCATCAGCTCTTTGTGATGGAGTATCAGCTTTTTATGCTGCTGGAAGTAACGATACTAACGGATTAGAAAAAATTAATTTAGCAACAAGAGGAAACTCTGCAAGTTCAACTGATTTACCTACTTCTAAATATGGTAGAGGTCCTGGACAAAATCAAATATCTGGAGTTTTAGGTGGAGGTGCTCCTAGTGCATCGAACGTAATTGATATTTTTAATTTTAAAACAACTGCCGCTGGTGTTGATTTTGGTGATTTAACGGTAGGTAGGTTTGGAGCAGGTGGTTGTTCAAGTCCAACTAGAGCTTTATTTGTAGGTGGTGAAGGTTCAGGTGGAAGTTCTGATAGAAAAAATACAATTGATTATGTGACAATAGCAAGCAAAGGCAACGCTGTAGATTTTGGAGATTATTCACAAAGTGCAGAATTTGTAACATCTGCTAGTTCATCAACTAGAGGTTTGATGGCAGGTGGACAAGGAAATTCTCCTGGTCCTTACTATGATGATATTCGTTATGTTACCATTGCATCTACAGGAGATACTACTGATTTTGGAAATTTAGTAGCCTCTAAAGGTGGTATGGGCGGTGTAACAAATAATACTAAATGTATATTTGGTGGTGGTGGGACACCAGGAAAAACTGCTGTAATAGATGTAATAACTATTTCATCTACTGGTGATGCAGCTGACTTTGGAGATTTAACAGTTGCAAGAAGCAGAGTTAACGCTACTGGTAACGGAATTGGAGGATTACAATAATGTCTAATTCAGGAAAAATTTGGGACGTACGAGAATCTTATAAAAAACAAAGAGCTAATGCTTGGTCTAAAGGACAGCTAGGTTTATTTGCAGGTGGATCAACTCCTAGTGAAATTGCTACAATACAATCGGTAATACCAGCAACAGCAGGTAACACTGTGGACTTTGGAGATTTACACGCAACAGAGTCAAACCATGGAGGGCTTGGTAATTTTACAAGAGCCATTTTTGGAGGCGGTGAACCTTTAACAAATAATTTAGAGTATGTAGAATTTGCAACAAAAGGTAATGCAGCAGATTTTGGTGACATGACTCTTTCAAGGGCTGCAATGGGCGCTAGTTCAAATAATACTAGAGGATTAATAGGAGGAGGAGAGTCACCTAGTTTTTCAAACGTAATAGATGTTGTTAGCATAAATAGTTTAGGTAACGCTGTAGACTTTGGAGATCTTACAGTTGCAAGATCTGCGTTAGCTACAGGAGAAACATCTTCTCCAACAAGAGCTTTATTTGGTGGTGGAATAACACCATCTGCACAAGATGTAATAGATTTTGTCACTATAGCCACAGCGGGTAATGCTACAGATTTTGGAAATTTAACAGTTGCTAGAGGATCTGGTTCTGCTTCAGCTTCTTCTACTAGAGCTGTTTTCTTTGGTGGAGGAAATCCAGATGCTACAACAAATGTAATAGATTTTGTAGAGATAGCTTCTACAGGTAACGCAACAGATTTTGGTGATTTAACTCAAACAAGAACAAGAACTGCAGGAGTTGGAAATAGTTTACGAGGTTTGTGTGGAGGTGGAGAAAATGAACCCAATGTTTATGACATAATAGATTTTGTTACTATAGCTACAGCAGGAAATGCTGCTGACTTTGGAGATATGCTCACGCAAAATAGATTATCGGCATCAGCTTCAAATGGTCATGGTGGTATAGAAATTGGTGAACTACAACGTCCATCAGTAACCTATATGCCTGGATCAGGAAGATCATTAGTAATGTGTGGAACAACTCCAACAACAGATAGAATTGATTTAGTATTTATACCAACATCAGGGGCAGCCTCTGATTTTGGTGATGCTGTTACATCAACAAGATATGTTTCAGGTGCTTCTTCTGCAACAAGTGGTATTTATGCAGGAGGAGGTACGCCAAGTATTGTAAATACAATCGCACAAACTAAATTTGCTACTTTAGGAAACGCCTCTGATTTTGGCGACCTTACTGTAACCAGAACAGATGGTTCAACAAGTCAATGCGGATCAACTACAAGAGGTTTATTTATAAATGGTATTACACCATCTGCTACAAACGTGATTGATTATATTACTTTTGCAACAGTAGGTAATGCTACAGATTTTGGAGATTCAACTGATACTAGATATGCGGGAGCATCATTAAGTTCACCAGTAAGAGGTATTTATGCAGGTGGAGCAGCTCCTAGTCCTGGTGTAATAGATTATACAACAATCGCATCAACGGGTAATGCTACAGATTTTGGAGACACAACTGCTGTAAAAGGTTATGCTGCTGCAGCGGCTAGTGACACAAGAGGTCTTGTTATGGGTGGTGCATCACCATCAATTGTTGCAACCATAGATTACATAACTATTGCTTCAACAGGTAATGCTCAAGATTTTGGAGATTTATCCGTTGCAAGATCAGGCTCTTCCGGAACAAGCAATAATACTAGAGGTATGGCTTACACAGGTAGAACGCCATCAATAACTGCATCAATTGACTTTGTTACAATTGCAACTTTAGGAAATGGCACAGATTATGGGGATTTAACTCTAGCTCGTGAATACCCTGCAACAGGATCAGATTCACATGGGGGTTTACAAAGTTCTTAGAATAATGTAATATCCTATATATGAAAGAAGAATTGTTACAATTATTTCCAACACCGTTATTGATAGTACCATACAAACAACCCATTGATAAAGAGCTGGCATATCTAAAAACTATTAGTTATCGTGAACAAAAACAAAATGGTAACTTTAGGTCTGATGATTCTTATTTGTTACGTAAAGAAGAATTTAAAAATATAAAAAATTTTTTAAAAGAATCTGTAGATAAATTTACAACAAATGTTTTAAATACAAAACAAAGATTAGTTATTACACAGTGTTGGGCTAATAGAAATCCAAAAGGTTCTAAGCATCATGAACACGTTCATCCTAATAGTATTATATCTGGTGTGATGTATTTTCAAATAAACGAAAAACTACCCCCTATATCTTTTGCTAAAGATAGGCAAGATGGCATGAAATTAGACCCTATAAAATATAATTACGTGAATTCAGAGTCTTTTATGCTACCTTGCAAACCAGGTGAATTAATATTATTTCCATCTTCATTGAAACATAGCGTACCAATTAACATGAGTGAAGAAGATAGAATAAGTGTATCATTCAATACATTTTGTATTGACGCTATAGGATCAGAACAGTCACTAACTCATTTAGACATAAGGAGGTTAATGAATGAGCACAATTAAAAGTTATATATATGTAGAAAATCACATACCAAAAGAATTATGTGAACAATTAATAGATGAATGTAATAAAGGTATTTGGAAAAAACATACCTGGAATAATTATGCTGAAGGAACAACAGGATCTGAACCCACAAAAGAATTAGATGTAATGAGCTGCACAAAAGAACAACAAGTAAAACTTACACCTTATCTTGTTAAAGCATTAGATGAATATCAAAAAAAACATAGTGTACCAGGACAAAAGACTCAAGGACCATGGCTCAGTAAATTTAGCCCTATACGTTTTAATAGGTACCCTGTAGGGACTATGATGAGAGAACATTACGATCATATACACAGTATCTTTGATGGTCAAATGAAAGGAGTGCCTCTAGTATCCATTGTAGCTAATCTAAATGAAGACTATGAGGGCTCTGAATTCTATTGCAGAGGAGAGAAAATTGAGTTAAAAACAGGTGATATACTATTGTTTCCTTCTAATTTTATGTATCCACATGAGGTTAGAGAGACTACAAAAGGCACCCGATACTCGTTTGTAAGCTGGGCCTTTTAATATATAATGAGGTTATATGTTACAAAAAATAGGGTTTGCACCTGGTATCAATAAACAAATTACACCAACAACCGCAGAGGGTCAGTGGATTGATTGCGATAATGTTAGATTTAGGTATGGTATACCTGAAAAAATAGGTGGTTGGAAACAATTAGGAAGTAGTAATCTTACAGGCGCAGGAAGAGGATTACATCATTTTGTAAATAGTTTATCTAGAAAATATGCTATTATAGGCACAAACAGAATTTTATACGCTTTTTCAGGTGGTGTATATTATGATATACACCCTATTAAATCCACAACAACTCTTACAAGTGCATTTACCACTACTAACGGATCAGCTGAAGTTACGATAACATTTAGTGGTGCTCACAATATATCAGCACAGGATATAGTTTTATTAGATAATTTTTCTACAATAACAAATTCTAATTTTGCAGCTTCAGATTTTAATGATAATAAATTTATGGTAACATCTGTGCCTACAAGTTCAACTATTACAATAACAATGCCATCAAACGAATCAGGGTCTGGTGCAACGACATCAGGTGGTATTAGAGTACAACACTATTATCCTGTTGGACCAGCTGTACAAGCAAAAGGTTTTGGTTGGTCGCTTGGATCATGGGGCGGTGAAGTAGCAGGTGAGCCTACAACAACTTTACAAAATGGTATTAATGATACTGTCACAACAGGTATTATATTAGTTGATTCATCACAGTTTCCGACTGCAGGTACAAACTTTATAAAAATAGGTAGTGAAGAAATATCTTATACAGGTATAGCAACCACAGGAGAACTCACGGGTGTAACAAGAGAAGTTAGAGGTACAACAAAAGCTGCACACAGTGGTGGAGCAACCATTACAAGTTCTACAAACTTTGTAGCATGGGGTGAAGCAGCATCAGGTGACTTAGTATTAGAGCCTGGTATGTGGTCATTAGATAACTTTGGTGACAAAGCAATTTGTCTTATACACGATAGTGCAGTGTTTGAATGGAACTCTGCAGCAACTGATGCAACATCAAATAGAGCAACTATTATATCGGGTGCACCAACTGCATCAAGACACATGATAGTATCTACACCTGATCGTCACTTAGTATTTTTTGGAACAGAAACAACTATTGGAGATACAGGAACTCAAGATGATATGTTTATTAGATTCTCAGATCAAGAAGATATAAATACTTATACACCGACAGCAACCAATACAGCCGGCACACAAAGACTAGCCGACGGATCACAGATTAGAGGAGCGATTAGAGGTAGAGATGCAATCTATGTTTGGACTGATACAGCGTTGTTTACACAACGTTTTGTTGGTCAACCGTTTACATTTGCGTTTGCACAAGTTGGAACTAACTGTGGATTAGTTGGACAGAATGCATGTGTGGAAGTTGATGGTGCTGCATACTGGATGTCAGAAAATGGTTTTTTTAGATATGCTGGTAAACTAGAATCTTTACAATGTTTAGTTGAAGATCATGTTTACAACGACATAAATTTAGAGTCTGGTAATCAAATGGTATCAGCAGGATTAAATAATTTGTTTGGTGAAGTTATGTGGTTTTACCCAACCTCTTCATCTTCTGTTGTAAATAGAATGGTTGCGTATAATTATTTTGATTCTTCTCCACAAAGACCTGTCTGGACTGTTGGCACACTTGCAAGAACTATGTGGGAAGACTCTGCAGTATTTGGTTTACCACACGCAACAGAATATGATTCGTCTAATGATAGTTCTTTTGATGTTGTAGGTAATACTGAAGGTAGAACAACATATTATGAACATGAAACAGGAACTGATCAAGTCAGAGGTGGAGCAACAACTGCAATATTAGGAAATATATCTTCAGGAGATTTTGACATAAGTCAAAGAAGAGGGTTAGGTGGTCCTACGGGTATAGCTGATATTAGAGGAGACGGTGAGTTTATAATGAAGATAAGAAGGTTTATACCTGATTTTATATCACAAACAGGAACAACAAGAGTTACTTTACAATTAAGAAATTTTCCTAATGATAGTCAGTCAAGTTCATCTTTAGGTCCTTTTGATATAACTTCAAGCACACAAAAAGTAGACACACGTGCAAGAGCTAGAGCTATTGCACTAAAAATAGAAAACACATCAACAAGTCAAAGTTGGAAGTTAGGAACTTTTAGATTAGATATACAACCAGACGGAAGAAGATAATGGCAAAGATAGTACAA